AGAGTCTAAGTGTAAGAATTTAGCAAGCATTGACTTGTATAAATATAAGAAAGCAAAGGAAGATTATGAGCTATTTGAACAAGATGTACGGTCGTCAATCCAAGAACATTGCGCCTTCTACTGATAAAAACCCAAACCGTGTAACTGGTGGATTAAAAGCACAAGGTGTAGATCGATTTACTATGATTGCTGAAGATGGCTCAAAGCAAGAAGTTCCTACTGTAGAATATGTACGCTCGTTGGAAGAACAGTCAAAAAAACAGCGAGCAGCTATCACTGTGTTAGAGCGAAAGCTAACTCGCTTAGATACCGCTTTTCAACAGCTACAATCAGCCTTTGTTAATCGCGGTTAAAATATCTGCTTTTTTCATACTAGCGTTGGCTTTAATACCATTCTTTTTAGCATGAGCTAATAAGTCATTCTTTGACATACCTTTTAGGTCTGCCGTTACTGACTTTTTTGTTGCAGTCTTTTTTGCTGGTTTAGTAGCTTTTGGCTTTTCAGAAGTAGCTTTTGCTACATCATTAATAACCTTAGCAACTGGTGGTACCACAGGTGTATTATTTTCAGAAGATATTGATTTATAAGCTATATAAGCAATAACTGCTGCTACAACTACACCGATTACTATTTCAATTGTCATAATTTTTCTCCTAATAGGAACACATATTTACTAAAATACACAATACTGGTGTATAAATGTGGTTATAATTTACTAATAGGCGTAGAACTTGAAGCACTCATATTCCAAACTTGCTTGCGTTCTACACCTTTTTTCTGTGCAAATACCTTAGAATCACAATTAGTACACACATGAAAATAATTATTACTCAGTCGTTTAGGATCCATACTACCTCTAGGGCGTTCAAATTCTTTATCACAACTATCACAACGGAACACACACATAGTCAATTCACGCTTATAGGCATGTTCTTTGCCGGTTTTACTCTTACGAACGTGCCGTGTTTGCTTTTTATATTCCTTTAAAAACATAACTATATTTACATTAAGATTATAAAATAATATAATAAATACATTAGCGAAGGATAAAAATATGGATATTTGCACTCTAACTGAAGCAGCTCAAACCCAAATTAACAAATTATGTAGCGATAATAGCTGCTACGGAATAAGTTTAAATGTAAAAGGCGGCGGCTGTGCTGGTTTTGAGTACGATTGGGGTATTATAAATTCTCCTGAAGATGTAGAAAACAATGATACAGTTATTGATACAGGAGCAGGAAAATTTATAATAGGAGTGCATAGTCAAATGTTTTTAATCGGAACCGAAGTTGATTACGTAACAAGTATAGTAGGTTCAAACTTTGAAATAAAAAATCCTAACGCCCAGAGCGCATGTGGTTGCGGTGTTAGTGTAAACTTTAATATGGATACTATTCCACAATTTATAGAATAACTGGAGCATAAAAAGAATGGCTAAGCAAGATATTGATATTGGTGTAGAGGGTAATGACGGCACAGGCGATAGTATTCGCGAATCCTTCCGCAAAGTTAATGAAAATTTTCAAGAACTATACGCAGCATTTGGTGTTGGCGGAAGTATTAGTTTTACAACATTAGGTGATACCCCTAGTTCATTAGTAGGCGATAAGGTTTTATATACTGTTCCAACTGCAGATGGTCCAGTTGTAGGCTTATTTAATCTTGTTAGTGATACTGCTGATGGCGGCGCAAATGATAGTATTACTATTGCTAGAGACGGTGAAAATATTATTCTTAAAACTTCATTTAGAGAAGTTGCAAATGATGATAAACCTAGACTAGGTGGTGGCTTACATGCCCAGGGATATGGTATTGCTGGTGTTGGTATTAATCAAGCAGCAGTTAATGAATGGAATAGTAATCATAATTTTGCTCCTGATAGAGCTGATATTACAATTGATGATCTTGTTATTACAAAAGGATATGCAGATACTAGATACGTAGCTGGAGATAGAGCTTTACGTGTTGGCGACGAGCCAACAGCACTAGAAGATACAGATTACATAATCACAGTACAATCTTATTCAGACGGTAACATTGTACTTGCAGATCACGGATTTACTAAGTCATTTGACGGTACTCCTTATATATTCAAAGCAGAAGATACTGATCCTTCAAGTCTTGTTAGTGGTACTACATATTATTTGCGCTTTGTAAATAGTGACGAAATTAGTATACATAGAACAAAAGAAGGTGCTTTAGAAAATACAGATAAAGCATATGTAACACATGTAATCGATGTTGATGATATTCACACATTTACTGATGCAGCATATAATCCTGATTTAGCAGGTTTATGGTTAGACAATCAAGCAATACCAAGAAAGAGCATTGTACGCAGACAAGGCGACACAATGACTGGACCATTAATTTTAAGTGATAGTCCAGGAGAACTAGCAGGACTAACAACTAGTCCAGAAGAATTACAGGCAGCTACGAAGTTTTATGTAGATAATACTTCATATACTTCGCCAACAAACTTATTTGTATCTACAACAGGTGACGACACTATGCGTGGTGTGCCAGCTGGTAAAGAAGGTACTTCGCAAAGTTATGCTTACCGTACTATTAATGCTGCGGCAAAACGTGCTGAAGAAATGATAAGAGCTTCACAGATTGAGCCCGGCCCATATATGCAAACAATAACTCGTGATGGTAAAGAAACGTTTGCTGAAGTTGTAGGTGCAGGCATTGATGGACCATTATTCAATGAGACTAGAACTCTTATTACACGCAATATAAAATTCTTAACAAAAGAACTAAGTGCATATATGAAGTTCAAATATCCTGACTTTGAATACAATGTTGATTTATGTCAAAGAGATACTGGACTAATCCTAGATGCTATTGCATTTGATATTAATAAAAGTCAAAGCGGAACACTTGCAACAGCAAATAGTTTAACACGAATTGCTGCCGAGCGTTATTATGCAAGTGCTAGTTCTAGAATAGCAATTACTAGACAATTAACAGAAACAGTAGATTTTATTGAAACTTTAAGAGATTATGTTGTTGATTATATTTTATTAAATCGTCCGTTTAAACAAGTAGCAGTCAGTGATATTAGTCAAAGTGCAATTTGTAGAGTAACAACTTCAGTAGCACACGGACTAGAAGAAAAAAATATCGTTAAAATGACTGGCGTAATTGGCATGACTGAAGTTAACGATACGTTCTATTATGTTAAACCAGTGTCAGTAACACAGTTTGAAATATTTACAGATGAAAATTTAGAACAGCCAGTAAACAGCCTTGGTTTTGGACAATACAGTAGCGGCGGAACAGTAGGTGTAGTTTTCCAAACTGACGATAAACAATTTGCAGATAGTGTAGCTCTTCCTACAAATGCGTTTGAACGTACAGAAGTTAGAAATAAATTTGATTTAATTCTTGAAATTATACAAGACGGTATTGATGCAGGTGCTAGAGAAGTACAAGGCCGTACTTATAATCTTGAAATTAATAACGGAGGTTTAACAGCACTAGATCAACATTTAGATATTCTACCTGGTAAAGTTATAGTAGGTAAAATATCAGGAGCAATTGGTCGCATTGTTGAATTAATAACCCAAGAAGATGGAAGTGGCGGAAGTTACGATCTAGTTAGATTGCATCTGTTAAAGGCAATAGACTTTATTGAGGGCGAAGGACTAGAATTTGGTAATTTTGTTTACCAGAAACAAATTAGTATTTTAGTTGAGACTGGGCAATACGAAGAAGATTATCCAATTAAAGTTCCTGCAAACGTAACTATAATTGGTGACGAATTTAGACGTGTAATTGTTCGTCCTAAAAATCGTGTATCACAATCTAAATGGGCAAAAACTTATATCTATAGAGATTTAGAATTTGATGGAATTGTAACAGCAAAAGGTGGTTCTAGATTTTATAACCAAACAGGCGAATGGCAAGGTTACTTTGGTTATCATTATTTGTCAAATCCTGAAAAAGTACAAAATACAGGTATTAGTGTAACTAACATAGGCGAATATCTTTCATCTGCTGCTATATTGAAAGAGAATAAAGAATTTATAACTGAAGAAGTAATTAGTTATATTGATAATAATAAAGCAGATATATTATACGATAAAACACAATTTAGAACTGACTTATATAATATTGTAACAGGTATTACGTATGATATTGTTTTTGGCACTAACTTTAATGCAAGATACTATGGACAGAGATTCCAGCGTTCTAGTAGCATTTACTTAGATTCCGAATTACAAACATTATGGGTATTAGGTTTAAATGAAGCAAAAAGAATTATTACAGGATTACCAGCACTAGTAAGTTCTACTACAGCAACTACAAGAGCAAATGATGCCTTTGCTGAAATTATCGATATTATACAAAATGGCGTACTAGATACTGACACTTCGGTTGATGCATTGTCATTACCAAATCCTGTTGCGCCATTAAGCCCTGCTGCGGCTGATGCTGTTGTGAGATTACAAAACAACATAGACTTTATTGCAGCAGAAGGGTTAGCATATTTAAAATCAATTGCTCCAAGAAAATACTTTGATGATGATATTAGATTAAGAGATTTCAAAGAATTAGTTGACGGCCTTTCTTACGATATACTTTACGGTGGTAATTTTGGATCAAGAGAATTTGCAAAAAATCTTTTTGTTGACGGAGAACTTCGTTTAGAAATTACAACTAGAGAAGAAACTATCGATGCTATTGATAGACTCATAAGTGTAATGGGAGATATTATTACAGGTGTAGCAGTTACTCCGACTGATGGTAACCAAGAATTAGTAGATCCTAGTGGATCAAACGCAACTGCAACTGAAGTATCAAATCTTACAACATATCTTACTATTGTAAAAACACAACTTGAAAATAATAACTTACTTAGTTTAGATGTTGCTACATTCCCAAATACAATTTCTGAATCTTCAGCATTAAATGATGCAAAGAATGCAATAGACGGTGCAACATCTACTATACAAGATAATGCAATTAGTGTAATGGACACTAATGCATCTCTTAACTATAGACGAGACAAGTGTAGAAGAGACGTTGGTTTAATTGTTGACGCATTAATTAGAGACTTATTAAACGGAGGCGACGAATATAGTACAGAAGTACAAGGACAGTATTATGATAGTTACATTTCAAAAGTAAGCCTAAATAACTTTGGCGGGCAGGAAAATGCAACTAAAAACGCAATTAAGTTTATTGCTACTATTGCTAACAGATTGTTCTTAGGATCTTACAATCCGGCTGACATTGAACAAAATCCTTTAGATTCAAGTTATGTAGAACCTGACTTTAGATACGGAGTTGGTGAAGCTCAGACTGGAACTATTGTTACAAACCTAATTAATAAAATTGTATTTGCATTTGATCGCAGATACAATCCTCCATTACGCAACGACGAAATGGACGTATTCTTACTTAACGATGCTACACGTATTAGTAATATGACTGTTCAAGGTCATGGAGGATTTATGACAGTTCTTGACCCTGACGGTCAAATCTTAACTAAATCACCATACATTCAAGTTGGTTCAAGTTTTAGTAAGAGTGTTAATAAGAAGCACTTTGCTGGTGGTATGTTTGTTGATGCTTACTGTGGTAACTTACCAGGTTATGTTCCAACAACTATTGATCCGGAAGGTGACGGAAATCCTGAATCAGGTAAAACTAATAACTTTGAAATTTGGATGCGTTCAGAAGAAGGACAGGGTCTATTCAATCGCCCGCCTGAACTACCATGTCCGTTCTATGTAGAAGGTAGACGTTTCCAAGTTAATGCTATTTCAGATTACGATAGTGGTAATGGATGGTGTAAACTATATCTTGATAAATCTTCAAACGATGGACTTGGTTACGATGAATCAGTTTTTGAAGAAAATCCAGGACAAATACAAAGAACTATATACCTACAAACAGCAGGTAACAGAAGTATACTAGGTAACGACTTTACACAAATTAACGATTTAGGTTATGCTCTTGTTACTAACAACGGAGCATTTTCTGAAATGGTTAGTATGTTTACATACTACTGTCATGCAGCATTTTATGCTAAGAACGGTTCTGAAATTAGATCAACTACAGGTTCCTGTGGTTACGGTAACTTTGGTCTAGTTGCAGAAGGTGCAGATCCAAACGAAATTCCAGATCAGGTTACATATGAATATGATATGACAATGCCTGGTAAGACTGTTACGTTTTTACAGGGAGGATCAAATACTAATATTTTAGATGCAAGTAGTCTTTTTGTTTATGATTTAAAATCTATTCCGTTACCTGGAATGGAGTTTGTTGTACATCACGGAGGATCTGTAGGTTCTAAAGTATATAGAGTAAGTGCAGTTGGTATTGATACAACTGTAACAAAAAATGATGGCATTTATAGTAATGTTGTATATCGTTTACAAATTCAAGGTAAAGCTGAAGGTGAAGACGGACAATACTTTAATAGGTTACAAGCTGATATACTTGATGGTACTTTAGTTGAACTACGCTATGGTAGTACACACATTTTAGATGGGATCAGAAGTCAGCAGAAAATTAAAACAAGACCAAGTACTGCTATTAACTTTGACGAAAGCGATGAAATAACATATCGTTCAATATCATTTGCTAACAATGACAACTTTGGTAATCCTTTAGACGATGATAGCATTATTGTTACATTTGATCAACCATACAAAATTATTGAAGTCCCTATAGACATTGATAATCTAACAGGCGGAAAAGGTTCTGCTATTGGTGATACTAAGATTGCTGTTAGAAAAACACTGCAAGAATCTACAAAATTAATAGATACTCAGATTACTCGACTAACACGCGATATTAGAGGCAAACAGCCTCCAGCAGCATATGAATCTCCAAATGCATATGCTATTATAGAAGCAAACATTGAATTTATTCAAGAAGAAACTATTGCATATATTAATGCAACATATCCTACACTAGTTTATGATGAAGCAAAATGCTACAGAGATACTGGATTAATTGTAGATAGTGTTGCAAGAGATTTATTGTTTAGTGGTGATGCAAACACAATTTATGCAGCCTTAGAATATTATAGAGGAGCACAATCATACATACCGCAAAACCAATTAGCAGAAACTGTTGATGCACTTGAATATGCGAGAGATTTGGTAACAGACTTTATTATACCTCAAGCAGGAGGATATACTCCATTAAACTCTAACGGAGTAACACAAACTACAGGTCTTACTGCTAGTGAAGTTGGAGTAGGAACAAAAGTTGATACATTGATGGGTTATGTTACTGATGCATTACAAAATGGATATACAGTATTACCAGTGCCAGCAGACGGTAGCTATCAGGGTGGTATGTTGTTTACTTGGGGTGGTAAAACACATCAAATTATTAAATTTGAAGATGACAACACACTTATTGATCCAGTAGATATTGTAACTGACGGAAGAAAATATAAGATTGAAACTCTTGGTAATACAGACTGGAATGCTGTTGCAGGAACTTCGGGCGAAACATATGCTCAAGGTGATATTATTGTACCTCAAGCAGCATCTGTTGCAGGAACTACAGGACAAGTTTCAGATCAAGGTGCAGCAATAATTACACTTAACTCGTTCCCAACATCAAATATTACAGGACAATTTGAGTTAGGTATTTCTGAAGCATTACCAAATGTAGAAACAAACTTATTTGCTGCCTTGCAAGAAGATACTACAGCAGAAATTACTGTTGCTATTTCACTGTGTCGTGCAACAGGTCATGACTTTACACAAATTGGTAGTGGTGGATTTAATGATTCAAACTATCCAAACGTACTCTTAGGCCCACCAGTGGGCTCTTTGGCAGCATCATATGCAGATTCAGAAGATGCTGAAAGTGGACAAGTTTGGGAAAGACGTAAAGGGCGTGTGTTCTGGATGAGTACAGACCAATATGGTTTCTTCCGTGTTGGTAAGTATTTCAATGTTGACCAGGCGCAGGGATCAATTAGTTTCTCAGGCGAACTTACAATTACTAACGCTGAAGGTTTAGGATTTAAGAAAGGTGTTGAAGTTGATGAATTCTCAATTGACGACAACATGGCAGACGAATCAGAAAATGCAGTACCTACAGAGTATGCTGTTGTTAACTATATTAACAAACGCTTAGGCAGAGATAAAAACGATAATGCAGTATCGGGCGCAATACCGCCAGGATTTTTACCATTAACAGGTAGCGCAGAAATGCAAAATGATCTGCGTATGGGCAATAATAAAATACAAAACGTTGCTACTCCTGGTAATGGGTCAGATGCAGCTAATAAAAGTTATGTAGACGATAGAGTACTTGAATTTGATAGCTACGAAGCATTGCGTAACGTGTCTGTTAATAGACCAGAAAAAGGCGACTTAGCATTATACACAGGAGTTAAGAAGCTATTAACGGAAGTACCGTCGGACTCTGCAGGTTCTCAAACTTTTGTAATTGACGATTTAATTACAGATACAAGCGGTAATAAATCTGCTAAGATTGTAGATATTGTACAAACTACTGATGCTATTGTTGGAGAAAACGAACCTGGAAATAATATATGGATTATATATTATGAACTACAAGGTGTAAGTGCAGACTTTTTGCTAACTGACAATATTATTAAAGGTGTAACTAGCAAATCAACAGTTAGTGCAAGCATCTTAAGAGGACCATTCGAAGAAATAGGTCATGCAAGAGAATCAGCAAATAGTGTAATTGAAATGACCTTTACAAGAACTAAAGAAGTTTTTGATGGAGCATTAACTGATCCAATTGCTGAAATTGAATTTGGTATTAAAAATAATACCATTATAAACGCTGACGTCTTTACAGGTGCTGCAATACAACAAAGCAAACTATTAATGGAACGTGCAAAGCCTCGTTCGTCTAGTGCAGGACTATTTGGTTCAAACGATGATGTTGGACAAGGAAATAGAGGTCTAGCATCTTTTGATGCAGATAGTTTAACACATGAAATTGAATGTACACTTAGCACAGGTATTACTGTAGACGCTGGAAGTTATATCTATCAAGGTACAAACGTTGGTACTGTTGTAACTTCTATTAGTAATAATACTAAACTAACTCTTAGAACATCAGATCCATTTGTAGTTAATGGTGTTACTATTATAGAAAGTGCAGATTTTACTAATGGTGTAGAAGGAGCAAAAACTGCTCTAGGTGCAACAATAACTAATATAGACGAAAGTGGATATATTGGTTTAAAAGACAGATCAGTTGGATATGACAAATTAACAACTATAGACAGTGAAAACTTACTTGGTCGTGCAAGCACAGGTACTGGTGATATTGAATCAGTTACTTTTGAGAGTGTAATTGATCAAGGATTTGGTTTACAAGACACTGACTTTGTTGATAGTGAAAACACTGTTCTTGCAGGACAAATACTTACATTTAATACAAATGTAACATTAGCTAATGGCGTATCACTTGTACAAGATCAAGGTTCAGGAATTATAGTTGAAGGTACAGTGCAAGGTGCTGTTATTTCTGAAAAGAAAGTTTATGTTATAAATGTTGTAAGACAAGGAACATCTACAGCAGCAGCATTTAATGCTACAGCATCAATTGTTGACGGTGGCGGCACAGGTGTTGGAACACCAACTGGAATATCACCGGCTAACCAAAACTTTAGTGGTAGATCATTAGTACAATTAGAAGATGGTGTATATGCAACTACTCAAATTAGTACAGGGTCAGCAAGTAATAGTATTGCTAGAAGAAATGATACAGGTGGATTGCAAGCAAACAAATTCATTGTTGGTGGTACATCTACTAACGTTGTACTTTCAGAATCAGGAGGTACATTAACATTTAGTACACCTGAAGGCGGAACTATTTTAACTGCAACTGGTAATTCAAATCCTACATTAGAAATACCTGGAAATATTGATCAAGGTGCTACTAATGTAACACAAAGTGATTTACAAGATGGTAGTAGTTTTAATAATGAACCGTTCTTATCAACTAATTGGCTCTATGCTCCATTTATTGAAGCGCCAGGCGAAGGCGGCGCAAACAGTACAGGTATCGGTATTGGTGCTGGCGGCGGTCTTGCTAATTCAGCAGCTGATAGAATACTATTAGTTACTGGTGGTGCTGAAAGACTTAGAACTCAAGATAGCGGAACATTTATTACAGGAACACTAAGTTCAACAGGTAACTTTACTGTTGGTGTAAACAAAATGGTTGTTAATGCAACAAATGGTAATACTTCTGTTGCAGGCACATTTGGAGCAACTGGTGCAATTAGTTCAGCAGCAGGTATTAGTGGCACAAGTGGAACATTTACACAAAATGTAACCATTAGTGGTAATTTAAGTGCAAACGGTGATGTAACACTAGGTAATGCGGCAGCAGATGAAATTGCATTTAGCGGTAGCGTTGTTTCTGATATTGTTCCTAGTGGAACTAGAAACTTAGGTAGTTCATCATCAACCTGGAGTACTGTATATGCTACAACTTTCTCAGGTACTGCAACTACTGCTAGATACGCTGACTTAGCTGAAAATTATCTAGCTGATGCAGAATATGAACCAGGAACTGTTGTTGTATTAGGAGGTAACGAAGAAGTTACTGTAACTAATGCCAAAGGTGATCGTAGAGTAGCAGGTGTTGTTTCAACAGAGCCAGCACACTTAATGAATAGCACACTAGAAGGAGACCATGTTGTTGCTGTTGCATTAACTGGTCGTGTTCCTTGTAAAGTACTTGGAAGAGTTAACAAAGGTGATTTATTAGTTACTAGTGCAATTGAAGGTTATGCTGTTGTTAATAATGATCCAAAAATAGGAACTGTTATAGGTAAAGCAGTTACAGACAAACTAGACGACAGCAAGGGAATTGTTGAAGTATTAGTAGGTAGAGTTTAATTACGATAAATATGTAAAATAGGAAATAACACATGGCCAATAGAGTACCACTAGTATTTGATACAACTGATAATAAAATTAAAGAGTTACCAAGTGGTGACAATCTTAATATGTCCGGAAGTAGCATTAATGATGCTATTAATATTAGTGCGTCAGGAGTATTAACTGCTACTACAACTAATACAGTTAATATTAATATTGCAGGCAACCCTATAGCAGAAGTAGCAAAGACAAATGATTATAATGATCTGTCTAATCTTCCTATATTGTTTGATGGTGATTATAATAGTTTAACTAATAAACCTGTATCAACTGCTACAGACTGGGCAGATGTTACTAATAAACCTGTAATTGCTTCAAAGTTAAGTCAGTTAGTTAATGATACTAACTTTGTAACAAACGCACAAGTTGCTATACAGTCAACTCAAGTTGCAGGACTTGCAGCGGTAGCAACAGGCGGATCGTGGACTGATCTTGTTGATGCTAACCAATTAGTTACTAAGTCAGAAATTACTGGCGGAACTTTAACAATTGATGTTAATAACACAGGTGACCTAGAAGGTAGTGTGTTTAGCGCAGACGGAGTTGTAAAATTAGTTGACGGTGTTAATAAACGCTTAAATGGACCACTATTTGGAAATGTTACAGGTAACCTAACTGGCGACACAACTGGTGATCATATAGGAAATGTATATTCGCAAGATGGTGTTAAACAAGTTTTATATTCAGGTGCTACACAAAATGATGATGCATTATTTAGAGGCAATATTGCAGGACAAGTATTTTCTTCAGACTTATCAACACTAGTAATTGGCGAGGATGGAAATTTTTATGGAGATGTAAAAGGTTCAGTATTTGGAGATGATAGTTCTGTAATAATTGATGGTATATCAAATAATATAACTGGTTCAATAATATCTGCTACTAATACATTTAACGGAAATATACAAAAATTAGGTAACAGTTTAGATTTATCATCAGATAGTGGAATACAATTATTACCGTCAGGTAATTTAAATGTTCCAAACGCAACTACTATAACAATTAATGCTAGTAGTACTATTGGAATAACTGCAACAGATAACTTAACATTAACGTCAACATCAGGAAACGTTGTTGTACAAGACCATATAAGCATTACAGACTTAAAAACACTTGTTGCTGGGGCAGCAACATACGCAGACTTCCAAGCAGCAATAGCAAGTTTATAACGGAGACATAAATGGCAATAACATACATTAATACAGGAACAATCGCAAATGACGGAACTGGTGATGATCTCCGCGAAGCGTTTACTAAAATAAACGATAACTTTGAAGAGCTTGACCTAAGAATTGTTGAAGAGACTGTCATTGACAATAATGGCAGTATTGGCGAATCATTGTATGCAGGAAAAATAGATGGCGTACACGGGTTTAAAAGAATAAATGCAGGAAGTAATATTACACTTTCAGCAACTGAAAATAGTATTACAGTTAACGCAGTAGATGCATTAGATGCACTTGTTGCAGTTAGTGATAACGGTACTTTAATAGTAGCAAAAGGGCAAACTATGAGTGTTAGAGGCGGTGAAGCCATTAGTACTCGTGTAGACGGTCAGCAACTATTCATTGACCTTGATAGCACAGGAGTTGTTGCACGTGATAGTTCGCCTACACTTTCAGCTAACTTAATAGCTAATAATCATAACATTTCAGGTGCAAATACTATAACAGCAAATACAGTTACAGCATATATTGAAGGCTTGGTTTATGGTTACGATGTGCGAGAGTTTGGCCCTTATTTAAGTGGTTTTGATTTTGGCAATGTTCGTAATACTTATAATAATGCTTTAGAATTTATCTTAGCTACAGTAGATCTTGATTTTGGAGCAATAACACCTGAAACAGGAGATACAGTAGATCTTGGCTTCATTATACAGTAAGGAATAAAATATGGCAGATCTATGGAGTCAACCTTCAGGAACACTATTAGCTAACCTAGAAGAAAACGTTACTGTAACGATACCTTTACCCGTACTTAACAGGTCAACTGTAAGTATCATAAGCGGGCAACTGCCGCCCGGAACACGTCTTAGTGGAAATAGCATAGTTGGTACTCCTTACGAAGTTGCAAGAAAACTTGAATATAGATTTGTACTAAGAGCAGTTCTAGATAAAACTGTTAGAGATCGTACATTTAAATTAACAGTCTCAGGAGCAGATACTCCTGATTGGGTTACAGAACCAGGATTACTACCAGTTGGTAATAATGATACATTTTATATATTAGATAGTAGTCCAATTGAATTTCAACTTATTGCTACAGACGACGATTTAGCAGCAGGTCAAACTTTAGAATATTATATAGGAGAAGGTGACGGAGAACTTCCTCCAGGGACTGAATTAACTTCTGATGGTAGAATTATAGGAATAGTTGATCCTATTCTTGCTATCGAAAAAGGATTATTATATAGTTTTGGAACATATGATACAGCACCATACGATATTGATAATGGCGGTTTTGACTTTGGTGTTAAAAGTTCAAACGGTTTTGATAGTTTCTTTTACGATACAGCAGTTTGGGACTTTAGTTATAGTGAACAGCCTCCTAAAAAATTAAATCGTTTCTATCAATTTACTGTTAGTGTAACTGATGGTGATACTGTATCAAGAAGAACATTTAGAATATTTGTTGTAGGTGATGATTTTTTCCGTGCAGACAATACAATACTACAAGTTGGTGACGGAACATTTACAGCTGACAATACTAATTTACGTATACCAATCTGGATTACACCAGGAAACTTGGGTGTAAAACGTGCTAACAATTATATAACAATTCCGTTAGATATAATTGATACAAATAGTCAAGTTGGATTTATAAGTTATAGTGTTGCAGATTTAAACAACGACGGAAGTGTTAGTGAGTTACCTCCTGGATTAAAGCTAGATCTTTCTAATGGTGAAATTGCAGGTAGAGTTCCGTATCAAGGAGTAGTATCCAAAGATTATAAATTTACTATTGTAGCAACACGTTTTACTCCTGACCAAATAGATGAAAATGTAAGCTCTAGAAAAACATTTACTTTGAGATTACTTGGAGAGTTTAATTCCAAAACAACATGGATAACTGATAGTAATTTAGGTACTTTGAATTCAAATGTAATTAGTGTATTAAAAGTTGAAGCAGAAACAGATGTACCTAATGCAAGAGTTTTATATAGTTTAGCAAGTGGTAGATTACCTCCCGGATTACAATTAAGTTTTGACGGAGAAATTGTTGGCAAAGTTAATGCATTTGGACAAAATTTTTATAGAAGCTTTTGGAAAGCTAGTAGAAATTATAAAGCAGGAGATGTAGTTAAATATAATGGACAACTATATACTACTAACAGTGATCATTTAAGTACAAGCAGTGGTATCTTTAATGATGATATTAACTTATGGATAGAATTTGAATATACTAGATCAGGACTAACTGTTTTTGACAGAGATAGTTTTGTAACTGATGGCACTGAAACTACGTTTGATAGAGTGTATACTTTTACAGTAAATGCAGAAGATCAATTTAAGTATAGCATCGAAAAACGAGAATTCTATATTCGTGTTAGAGATCCAGATACAACAAGATATAGTAATCTTTACTTAAAGCCTTTCTTAAAAGAAGATATAAGACAAGAGTTTAATGCATTTATTTCTGATCCAGAAATCTTTATACCAGAACACATATATCGTCCACAAGATCCAAATTTTGGAATACAAAGAGAAATTAAGGTTCCTGTTTACTACGGAATTGAAACAAACAGATTAGATACATTTGTTTCAGCTATAGCAACTAATCACAAAAGAAAACGCTATAATATTGGAGAATTAAGTACTGCTGTAGCAAATGAACCTGGAACAAATAATATTGTATATGAAGTTGTTTATTTGAATGTAGTTGATCCATCAAATCCATCAAATGGAAGGACAAACAAAACTATTAACATTCAATCAAATAAAAAAATAACAGTTGACACAGTTTCAACTACACCTACTGACATTTATTATGATTGGCCTGAAAAACCTTCTTTTGCAATACAAACTCGAAACAAAAATACAATAGTAACCTTAGGCGAAGACTTTGAAATTATTACTAGAGATGACGGGAAAATTGATTTAGATTGGGCTCAAGGTTTAGAAATTGATAGTAGAACTGAACAAAATCTAATTAGTATTTTGCAAGGTTTAGGACCAACTATGACATTACGTCCTGAATATGAGAACTCTATTAAAACAGATACTACTGTTATTAAGGCATCTCAAACTAATGACGATTTAAAATATATTAGTAACATATCTAATATGCGAGATAATATTAGAGTTACAGGCGAAACAGATAGAAACTTTGTTCCGTTATGGATGAGAAGTTCTCAACCCGGAAATGTTAACGAGTTAGGTTATACCAGTTCAATTGTGTTATGTTATTGTAAACCAGGAACTAGTAAAATTATTAAAAGTGCAATTACAGCAAGTGGTTTTGACTTTTCCATATTTAATCTTGATATGGATAGGTATATAATAGATAGTACTGATATAACAAGTCAACCTCAATATTTGCTATTCGCAAATTATAGATACAACGTTTAATACAGATAAATAAAACGTAGGAGATAAAAATATGGCAGACAGTGCAGTAAGATATCAAGATATTGACGAAGAGTTTCCAGTCCCAGGACAAGATAACGATAGTCAAGGATTTCGTGATAACTTTTCAGAAATTAAATCAGCTCTTGAAACGGCTAACATAGAATTAACAGATCTTAAAACGGCAGCGGCTCGTGTAGATACAGAAAATGATTTCAATGGTAATAACATTGTAAATGGAAATCTACGTGCTGTCTCAGAATCAATTTATGCACCAATTGATTTCGATGCTGATCAGCAGATTGAATGGAATGACGGTTCAATACAAAAAATTAGAATTGCAAGCGATCTTACTCTTACATTTACCAATTTTCCAACTGGTGGCCAAAAGTTTGCAAAAACAAGACTAATTATTAGAAGTAATGGTGGCTCATTTACTGTTACATTTGAAACAGGCGGAAACGGTAATTTATATATAGCAAACTTTGATAGATTAAATGCTCCTGAAAATGAGTTTATTATTGACAGCAGTGAAAATCCTAAAGTTATTGATGCTTGGTCAGATAATGGTAACGACATATATTTAGATTATATAGGCGAGTTTGTACGTCAGGCTTAATTAATGTTTAATCCACTTGCAAATATAAGCGATCTTAGTGATTTAGAAATTGAAAACAAAATTTCTGAACTAGGTCGCAAATATTTTCAAACACAAAATCCTCAATTACAATCACAAATTTCTGTTTTATTAGAGATGTATAAAGAAGAATTTTCTACTAGAAAAGCAATCGCAGCTCAAAGAGAAAAAGAAAATAATAATAATGACGATAATTCTCTTGACAATCTTATAAAAGTATCATAAAATACATTAATGCTTATGAAAACAGACGAACTAGGTATACCACGATTCTCTAACAAGGATCTTATAAATCTTATATATGAAGGACATTCAGATAAACTTCATGTAGTTCTTTGTGAAAAAAATATTGAAACTGAAAAGTTTAATCAAGCATTAGAAGAAATTGGTCTTGACCCATTAACCTGGTATGTTCCACTACACGTTGATACAACTGCTTTTGACGAAGCATGTCAAGGACACTGGTTTATGCCAGAAAAATACAAAAACTTAGATGTATGGAAACATTTATGTGAAAAATGTAAAGAAAAAGATCAATGGCCTCAAAATCTTAGCAGAATTACAACAGAGTATAGAGAGTTTGAATCACGTAAAATGATTCCTTTATTACAATATATGATATATCTTGTAGATTTTATGCGAGAAAATAATATTGTATGGGGCGTAGGTCGAGGATCAAGTGTAGCAAGTTATGTGTTATATTTGATTGGCATACATAAAATAAACTCAGTCCAATATGAACTAGATTGGTCTGAGTTCTTGAGATAAGTAGTAATATAACTTAGGAGAGTTAATATGGTACAAGAAATTAAAGGACAAAAAGTCTATAGAACAATGCAAGGGAAGCAAATCGATATGGATATGCTTCGTAAGCGTAACGAAATGACTCCGGCAGTTGGTAATGCTCGTGTAAATGCACGTGGCGATGAATTAGGCCCTGGAGGTCAAATTGTTCGTAAAAAAGAAGATGTGTTAAAAGAATATTACGAAAACTCAAAAGGCGTTGAAGATCAAAAAGCGATTAGAAAGTCAGCACCTGGTGTTAAAACTGAGCTAGACGCTAATGGCAAGGATGTCACTGAAGACGAAGATTGGGTCGAAGATGAAGATGGAAATTTTGTAAAAAAGGGTGAATAAAAAACATGGCTATTAATATTAACACTATTAAAGCAACAGGTCTAAGAGCTGTAGGAAATCGTGTACTAGTTACAGATATGCACTTTGGTGAGCAAAAAACTGCTAGTGGTTTAATCATCAATAGTGACGATGGTAAAGAAAGAGGAATTTATCCTCGTTGGGCTAAGGTATATGCTAAAGGTCCAGATAACATCGATGAATATGAAATAGGACAATGGATTTTAGTAGAACATGGTCGTTGGACACGTGGCATGGCTCTCGATATAGAAGGTGAAGAACTAGAAATTAGAATGGTTGAAGCAGAATCAATTTTAGCATATTCTACTGAAAAACCTGACGGTGTAAGTATTGGTAATACAACAGCTCATGGAACAACAATGAGTGTTCCTAATTTTGCAGGAGCATAACATGACAAATCCATTTGCAGATATTGAACGCTTTGGCTCGGCGTGTGATCAAGAGCCTAACGAATCAAACTACAAAATGTATCTCGGTCTTATTGAAGAAGAGTTTCACGAGCTTGCAGATGCAGTTGATGCTAACGACAAAGTAGAACAACTAGATGCACTAATTGATATTCTTGTTGTTACTATGGGTGCTATTCGTGCCGCAGGTTGGGACGCTGAAGGTGCTTGGAAAGAAGTAATGGACACAAACTTTGCTAAGATTGACCCAGACACAGGCAAAGTAATCAAACGTGAAGATGGCAAAGTGCTAAAGCCTGAAGGATGGAAGGCTCCTGAACTAGCGAAGTTTGTCTAATGGCTTTATGGGTTTTTGGCGATAGTTATTGCATAGAGTCTCAGATTCCACGTGAGGAAGATTTTCTTTGGGATTATGATTATAACTGGATAGATTATATATCTCAAGGATTAGGAGTTGGTGACGTTCGTGTAGTATCACAACACGGTGTATCCAATGATTGGATTTTTAAACATTTCATTGATTCTACTTCTGATTTTCAAAGTGGAGATTATATAGTTGTACAACTTACTTCTAGTAAACGCAAATGGTTTTTTCCAGAAGATCCATATTTAAGCAACGTTACTAATTCTTTTGGATATGACCATCCTAAACCTGTTCGACAAGCTATTGACGGATATATTCAATATTTGCAAAATGATCAATTAGACAATATTCAATATACTGCATATACATATGCATCAATGCTAGTAGCCCAAACAAGACCTGATCTTAAAATGTTGTTATTACCAGGATTTGACCCTGTACCAAATGTTATTGGGAATTTAACTACAAATGTATGCAATTATGAACTAGACAATCCCAGTTTGTTTCTTGAAAAGCACAAAGGGTTTGATCCTAGATTAAATCATATGAGTCATGAGAATCATAAAGTACTTGCAAATAAAATTATAGACTTTTTTAATAATGGTACATTAATAGATCTTACTACAGGATTTATTGGTAATCTCTACAAATAAAAAAGTTGACTCCTAGCAGTTTATACGTTATAATATGTATTAAATGTTAGGAGTTTTATTTTGGCTACACACGCAACAATTGACTTAGAAACTATTGACACTTGTCCGCAAGCAACTGTATTGTCTTTAGGTGCAGTTAAATTTAATCCATTTGATAACAGCGAACCTCATTCAGAAATGTATTTTAAAATACAAATTGATGATCAGGATCGCTTAGGTCGTACTGCATCAGACGACACAATTGAATGGTGGACAAAGCAAGATCCAAAGATTATGGAAGAAGCATTTGATCAAGAAGGTGCTATTACAGTAGATGAAGCTCTAAAACGTATTAGTAAGTTTGTTGTTGGTGTTGATACATTATGGGGTCAAGGATATGGTTTTGACTATACCATACTAGAAGACATGTTCCGCCGCGGCGGAATGCCTATTCCGTGGAACTTTTGGAATATACGGGATTCTAGAACCCTTTTTGGGTGTTGTAGTCAAGATCCACGTAAACTAATACAAAACGATTTGCACAACGCATTAGCAGATGCATATTATCAATCAAAGGCAATACAAATGGCATATAAAGAACTAGGAGTAACACGTTGAAAGAATTATGGGTAGAAAAGTATCGTCCAAAGACAGTAGACGGATATGTATTTAGAGATGAAGCACAGAAACAACAAGTTAAAACATGGATCAAAGATAAAACTATTCCGCACTTGCTTTTTAGTGGCAATGCTGGGATTGGTAAAACTACTCTTGCTAAGTTACTATTTAACGAGCTTGAAGTAAATGATCTAGACATACTAGAAATTAACGCATCGCGAACAAACTCAGTAGATGATGTTCGTGATAAAATTGTAAACTTCGTACAAATGATTCCATTT